TTCCAGTACAAAGATAAGCTTTAAATTATCAACGTCTGTATTCAAAGATTTAACGTTACCTGAGAAATTTATCAAAGATAGATTAATTGAAATCGCAGCATGTAATCCAAAGTTAAAAATATCATTTAACAATGATACTATTAAGGTTAAAAATATTGAAAAAGAACTATTTGGTAATAGAAAAACTATTTCTATAAATTTAAATGATTCAGAAAAAACATTTGATAGCAAGTTTATTTTAGTTCCCGGATTAATTGACACTGGTGACCATGCACAAACGCTTGTAAATAATATCCCGGCATTTGACGGCGGCGTGCATATTGAAGCATTTAAAAAATATTTCTCTCAAGGAATACTTGTAGCATTAGAAAAAGAATCTAAAAAGAGAGGTTTAATTCCTAATCGCGGTGATGTGTTAGAAACTATGTTAATTTTTAACATAACAACTATGAAAAAACCTGAGTTTGATAGCCAATCAAAAACTCGATTAATTAACGACAATGTTGAAAAATTAATTAAAGATAATTTTACAAACGAGTCTACTTTTAAAAATATTATCAAAATACACAAAGATTGGGTACAAAGCATATACGACCGGTGTGCAGCACGTACACAAAAGAAAGATGATGCAGATTTAGCAAAAGCTAATAGAAAACTCATGCGTCAAAAAGTACCTAAATTGTTAGATGCAAACGGTAAAGATCGAACTAAGTGTATTTTGCTAATTACAGAAGGTGACAGCGCAAAGACAATGGTTAGTTCTGTTCGTGATCCTGAAATACACGGCGCACTTCCGTTGAGAGGTAAAATTCTAAATGTTAGAGGTGAAAATCTAAAAACGATTATCGATAATCAAATCATTGCAGATCTAATGTCTGCAATAGGTGTTGGCATAGGACAAAAAGCTGCAAGAGAAGATTTGAGATACGGCAAAATATATCTGGCAGCAGACCAAGATCCCGATGGCGCTAACATCACAGCATTGCTTGTTAATTTCTTCTATCTACATTGGCCAGAACTGTTTGATTCAACACTTCCTCCATTTTTCTATAGCTTTCAAACACCGTTTATTATTCAAGAAAAAGGTAAAAAACGATACTATTGGTATGCAGATAATTACCACGAATATAATACTAACGATTGGAAAAATTGTCCGAAACCAACTCGTGCAAAAGGACTTGGCAGTTTAGAAGAAGAAGATTGGGTGCACAGTCTTAAAGATCCTAAACTTATTCCTATTGTAGACGATGGCAATTTATCAAATGCACTTGATCTAATTTTCTCAGGTACTCGTGCAGATGATAGAAAAGCATGGATTTCGTTGTGACAGCAGACACCGATACGAAAATTTTAGTAAAACGATATCGCATTTCCGACGCCGATGATGTACATTTGGCACTTGGATATAAATTTAATAAAGAGTGTAACGAACTAATAGAATGGGTGCAAACACACTTAGATTATAATCCTATACAGACAGAAGCAATTACGGATTATTATTGTTATCAAACAATTATACTTATATTTTTTAAATTTAAAAATAAAAGCGATGCAATGGAATTTTTATTAGTAAACAACATAGAGGTATAAATGAAATATTTAACTACAACCGATTTTATCAAAGATACAAGCAGAGATTATAGTATATACGTTTGCCAGAGCCGAGGAATTCCTTGTGTTAGCGACGGTCTTAAAGACGCGCAGCGTAAAGCATTGTTTGTGATGAAACCTAAGTCAGATAAACTTAAAACTATATCTCTTGCCGGTGAAATGATCTCTCAAAATATTTACTTGCACTCTGATGCATCGGCGTGTGATACAATTAGCTTAATGGCAGCACCGTACTGCAATAATATTACATTATTATCTGGTGTTGGTGCATTTGGTACCAGAGTTGGTCCAACAGATTGGGGTGCACCTAGATATACGTATGTAAAGAAAAATACCTACACTGATCATTTAATTTATCACGATTATGAAATTATTCCGTTGAAAGAAAATTATGACGGGTCTGTAATGGAACCTAAACACTTTCTACCATTAATACCTCTTGTATTATTAAATGGAGTAAGTGGTATTGCAGTTGGATGGAGTACCGACATATTACCGCGGTCTTATTCTCAATTAGTTGATGCAACAATAGCAGCACTTGACGGTAAGAAAAAATTACCAGATTTATTACCGTGCTATGAATACCTTAGTACCACTGTAAAAGCAACAGGAGAAAATTCTTATGAATTTGTTGGTAAACTAACAATTGATGGAAGTACAATAATTATAAGCGAGTTACCGCCTGATCTTAGTTTAGAGAAGTTTAAAGTGCGTCTTAATAAAATGGAAGACGAAGGACAAATTCAAACCTATGTTGACCGTAGTACTAAAAATATACATGTTGAAATAAGATTTAAACGAGGTACAATTGACGAGTGGACTGTTGACAAAGCTGTGGATTTTTTAAAGCTACGTAGTAAGACTACTGAGCGTATAGTGGTATTAGATTGGGATGGAACATCTATAAGACAATATACTTCTGCAGAATCTTTAATTAAGGAATTTGTTGAATGGCGACTAAAATTCTATAAAACACGCTACTTAAAATGGGTAAAAGATGCTACATATTCGTTGAACTGGTATACAGCGTTAAAAGAATGTATCGACGGCGGACTACCTGCGTTTCTTCCTCGTGCTCAAAATAGAAGCGAGATTGTTGACAAAATATTAAAGATTTGTAAAAAACTTGATCTTAGCGATGAACAAGTTGATAGATTAAGTGCATTACCTTCGTATCGATGGGCTAAAGATTCATATCAAGAAATAGTTGACAAGATCAACGAGTTAAATAAAATTATTGCAGAATATAATGCCATACTTGCAGATCCAAATAAAATGCGCGCAATTTATCGTAAAGAAGTTATAGACTTAAAAAAGTTGCCGGCTGTTGAACGATAAATATTAATATGAAAGCAAAAGATTTGTCTGCTATATCGCGTAAAGGTGCAGGATGTTTACTTTTTACTCCAGAAAGTAAGAAATTCTTATTACTTAAACGTAGCGATTTTGTACCTCTACCTAATACATGGTGTGTACCCGGCGGTAAAGTTGAGGATAACGAGCAGGTTGATCTTGCTGCATGCAGAGAGACATATGAAGAAACTGGGTATAAAATTGAGCCAAATCTTATTCAATTAATTTATACCAACGAAACGCATGCTCCTCATTTTAAATTCTATACATTTGTTCATATTCTAGACAAACCGTTTAAGCCCAAGCTAAACTGGGAGAGCGTTGAATACATGTGGACAACTATAGACGAGCTACCTGAACCCTTGCATTGGGGCTTAGCACAGCTTTTTAATAGTGAACGCGCCGCAAAAAAACTTCTAAATTTAATTGACCAAAATAACAGTTGATTTTGAACTACATTAATGCTATTTTTGTAATATGGAATCACATATGCAATTAATTGATACAAGTTGGTTTAATACCTTGACAAAGTCAAGCCGTAAATGCCTAGTAGGTGTTAGCGGCGGAGTAGACAGTATGGTTCTGTTGAATTGGTTATCAACAGCAAAAGAAAATATTACTGTCCCGTTAGAAGTAATGCATATCAATCATGGCATTCATTCTAATAGCGATGCATGGGCAGATTTGGTAAAAATGACATGTGCTAATTTAGGTCTTCCTTGCGAAATCAAAAAAGTTAACATTGATTCGTTTGGTAAAAATATCGAATATGCTGCTAGACAAGCAAGGTATCAAGCATTTTGCGAAACAGGTGCCGATACGTTAATTCTGGCTCATCACATGAATGATCAAATTGAAACCTTCTTTTTAAAGTTATTTCGCGGTAGCGGCATCCGCGGCCTAAAAAGCATGCCGGTTGTTAGTTCGTGCTGGTATGATAGTAACGTTTCTGTTGTGAGGCCGTTGTTAAATGTAACTCGGAGCACCATTGAGGCCTATGCGGCATTAAATGATATTCAATTTTGTGACGATACTAGTAATTATGATACCAAATATGATCGTAATTATATTCGGCATGAAATTTGGCCGGTGATTGCAAATAGATTTGATATTGCAGACATTAATATTGCAAAGAGTATTGAGCTATTGGGTGAGTCGTGGGAACTAAATACAGATCTTGCTAAACACGATTATCAAACAGCAAGTATTGATAATCATGTTCTTGATTGGACAAAAATTCAAAAACTTAGCAAATTACGTATTAAAAATTTAATCTTGCATATCTTAAGCAGTAACGATGTCTATGGATACAGTATTGGTCACATTGAACAATTTGCATACGGGTTAATAAATGCAACAATGGATAGTAAGAACGAATTAAGTTTGAAAAATTTCAAAATTAGAAAACATGGAAAACGAATTATTATTGAAAACTCTTCAGTGTCGTAGTGAGAAACATTTACATAAACATCTGCTTCATAAAACAGTTCGTCATGAACGTTTGAATAGCGGTATATATGGCACCATTCAAGAACCTGTGATTCCTACAGGAATAATTGGTTATTGGGAACCACCATCCTATTTAAAATCACGAGAGAGTATCAAAAACAAAAAACATATAATGAGAGATCATTACGACGATCGTTGTTTTTATCTAGGTGTTAAATGTTATTTTATTCAACATCGGCCGCCGGATCTTAATCATAGTGCAATATTAATGCCTTGGCTTGCAACAAAAGATCATTTGGTACCTGTAAGACGCTCTATTGTATCGTCGTCGGTTGACATTAGCAAATATCCTCCTGCAACTGTACTAACTAGTAATATTGCAAATGTTACACTAGGATTAAGTCCCCTACCAGTTCGTTTAAAGATTAGAGAATGGTTGAGTACCAAACCGTATGATAGAAACGATAACAGCGTTGTAGCAGGTAACAATTTGCGATGGCTTATTATCAAAATGCTAGATGACTTTCGCATTAACGGTCGATTTCCGTGGAGTCGAACTAAACACGGAACATGGTGGTATCCAGATATCAGCGAACCGTGGATCACAAGATGTTATAAAATGGAAAAAGAGTTTTTAGAATTAAAAGATAATGATAGAGATACATGGATTAAAAATTTTGTTTGGAATTTTTAAAACATATGTTTATAATATATAAATGAAATCAGTATTAGTAGTTATTCCAACAACAGGAAAAGATTTATTATATTCAGCGGTTAAAAGTGTCATTGATCAGACTTATCAAAATATTACATGTTTGGTTGTAATAGATGGTCCAGAGTATGCTGAATCATCAAATAAGATTTTATTACAATTTCCGTCAGTAAAAAGTTTACAGCTTCCGTGGAATATAGGACGTCCGGATTGGTACGGACACAGAACATACTCATTTACTCCCGCAATAACCAACGAAGATTATTGGGTAGCATTAGATCAAGATAACTTTTTCTTGCCTGCGCATATTGAAACTATGGTTGACGCATGTGAAACTAATAACTGGGCATGGTGTCATAGTTTACGTAAAATATATGATAAATTAGGAAACTATGTATGCGACGATGATTGCGAAAGCCTTGGTAGATATCCACTCTATCTAAGCAATGATCATCACTTAGTAGATACCTCAACATATTGTATTAAAAAAGAAGTGATTGTCGGGCTTGCACCTGCATGGTACAGCGGCTGGGGCGGAGATAGACGATTCTATTCCATTATATCGCAGAATGTTCCTAATTTTGGATGTACTGGAAAACATACAGTTGGGTATAGAGTAGATGGAAACAACGGTTCTGTTACTTCAGATTTTTTTATAAAAGGTAACGAGATTATGAAAGCACGATATCCTAATGGATTTCCGTGGAGAAAAAATTAATATTTTGTATTATAGAAAGATATGTAAATGAGAGTTATTTTTTGCTTACCTGGGAAAAATATATCACATCGTTATTTCAATAGTTGGAATGCGACAATTCATGAATTGGCTAAACATAATATTGCATATGCATATTGTATGGATTACGATCCTGTTGTTTATTACACACGAAATCGTATTCTTGGCGGAGATAATACAAAAGGCAAGAATCAACTACCGTGGCAAGGACAAGTTGACTATGAATATCAAATTTGGATCGACAGCGATATAATATGGAAACCAGAAGATGTATTAAAATTAATTCAACACGATAA